CCGCGGGCCATGGCTCAGTGCGCCTTGTTGCTGTCGTTGCTGCCCGTGGTCGGGTGACCCGGCGCCAGGCTGGTGCTCGCCCAGCCTGTGATGTTGCCGGTGGTGTCGTTCGCACCACCGATCGAGTTGCCGGAGTTGTCGCCCGACATGGGCATCTGAGTGTTCGGTGCCTCCATGCCGCCCTTCTGGGACGCCATGGGCTGGCTGCCGCCCTCGTGGTACGGGTCGCCTGCAAGCGTGTCGCTCATGGTCACTTCTCCTTCTTGTGTCCAGCGGCGCAGTACTTGGGCTTGGCGCCCTTGCCTGACCACTCCTTCTTGGGCTCCGAGCACCCGTCGTGCCCGCAGACATCCGCCGACTCGGCCGCCACCGCAACGTGAAGGGCGCGGCGGTTCGGGCCGGGCTCCTCGCAGCCGAGCCAGTGGGTGGCCTGCCCGTTCTCGGCCGGACGGCCGCAGGTCTCGCACGTCATGCCGGAACGCTCCTCTTGATGGATGCGGAGGCGCGGGGCGCGCCGCCGCTCGTGAGCCCGGCGAGCAGCGACATGACGTCAGGCTTGCCGCCGGGCCCCATCTGGGCCTGACCGGGGGCCGTACCGCCCGGGGCGCCCGTGGTCGGGTTGATGCCGAAGGGCACCCCAGGGCCGCCCTCACCCGGCCCTGGGGTGCCGGGAGTCCCGTCCGCGGACATGGCGGGCGACGGCTGGGGCTCCGGCTTGAAGGCCGCCAAGACGGCCTCGTGCATCGGCATCTTTTCGCGCAGGTCGATCAGGGACGCGGCCTTGGTCAGCAGCTCTGTGGGGTCCATGCCCTGCTGGGCCATGATCCCGATCGAGGACAGCAGGGCGAAGATGCCCTGCTTGAGCGCGTCCACGGTCTGCTCCTTGTCGACCTCGGCCTGAAGGCTGGCCACGTCGACATCCATCGGCAGCTGGCGCTGGACGAAGTCGCGGGAGACGAGCTGATCTCCGCGGAGCTGGAGCAGGAAGATCAACGCTTGGTTGGGGTTCATCCCCGAGGCGAAGCCGTACGTGACGCTCACGCGGTAGTTGCCGCGGATGTCCTTGCCCGGGGTGTACGTCTCCTCGAAGGGCGTGCCGTTGATCGTGCCGCTGATCGTCTTCTTGGCGTCCGGCCAGAACTTCTCGTCCATCTCGAAGGCCAGCTCAAGGGCGCGCTCCAGCGCGTCCCCGATCATCAGCTGGCCGGTGGCCACCTGGATGTCGTAGCCCCCGTTGAGGGCGTCCACGCCGCGGCCGGTGATGATCGAGGCCTGAACGTCGCCAGTGGCGCTGGCCGGCGTGCGCGTGCCCTTCATGACCTCGGACGCCAGTAGCTGATCCTGCTGCCAGGCCGCCTGCGGCATGTCCGTGCCCACGCGCCGGATCTTCTCCGGCGAGTTGGTACGAATGACCGCATCGTCACCGAAGGGGATCTTCTGCACGTCGGTCGGGATGGCGAGCGGCGCGCGTACGGTCTGCTGCGTGGCCTGAAGGCCCAGCATCGCCATGCGGTTACGGGCCAGAGACGGCCAGACCACGTCATCGAGCTGGCCGCGGTCCTGGTCGTCCCAGGTGGGCTTCCGGGCGATGGTCACCGGAACCTTGCCGAGGCGATTCTCCGTCTCCATCAGCACGAGGTTCTGACGCTCGGGCATGTAGAGGACGTACTGGGCCTTGTCGCAGAACTTCACCAGCTCAAGTTCCGTGTCGCCGGTCGTCTGCTGGCCAAAGGGTCGGTCCTTGCCCAGGATCGCTTCCTGGAACTCCGGGAACTTCGCGGCCAGCTGGCGCGCGGGCTCACGCCAGACCTTCGTGTACGAGCGGACCCGGCCCGAGAGGTCGTACTCCACGTACGACTTCATCGGATTGTCGAGCCTCAGGCGGGGGCGGCCCTCCGTGAAATCGGGCTCCACGACGATCGGCATGGAGCCGTATGTCACGTACCAGTCGCACCCCGTCGGCATCTGCTTCTTGAGGCCGGAGTCGATCACGTACGAGTACGCGACCTTCGATTTCTTGGCCACGAACTTCTTCTGCCGCTCGCTGGAGACCACGCCCGGAGCGCAGTTGATCGAGGGCAGCGGCGCCAGGGTCTCGGCCATCTGGCGCGCGGAGGTATCCAGGAGGTTGGCCGTGATCGGACGCGGCCAGGCGTCCGGCATGCTGCCCGGCGCGATGTTGTCGATCTTCTGCGCGCGGGCATCGAAGATGGTCTGATGCCGCGCGTCACGCTCCTGGGCATCGCGGCGCAGCGCCTCAACGCGGATCGATATCTGCCGGATGTCCGCCATGGCCACCTCCTGTCGGGAAAATGTACGTCCTGTACAGCTACTTCTGCGCCCGCAAAGCCTTGACGGCCGCTTCCAGCGCGGCCACGCGCTGCTCCAGCGTCAGCTTCACCTGGACGACCACGCCGCCCCACTTGCCGGCCGGGAGCGCCAGGCACGCGGCCACGTCCTTGCGCAGCTTGGGCATCGGCACGCCCTTGGGGTCCGACTTCCAGTCCGACCACTCCAGGTGCCCGATGATCGACTTGCCGCCGGTGCCCCAGTTGTCGCCCTTCGCGCGGTGCGCGCGGATCAGAGCGGCCTGGACCTTGACCATGGCCACGTACTGCGCGGCCGGCCAGGCCTCCTTGCCGTCGCCGGAGTTGACGCACTCCCAGCCGTAGAAGTGGCTGTTGCCGTCCACGGCGCCGGCGCTGCCCTCGTGCTCGTGCGTGGCCGGCGGGTAGTCGCCGTAGTTCTCCGCCACCACCGCGGCCAGGACCTTCGGGTCCCCGCCACCGGCATGGTTCGCCCGGCCGTTGCCGACCAGATAGACGTCACCCTTCTTGCCGATGAGCCCGGTGCACAGCGGCCCCGGCAGGTTGGCGTCCCCGGACCAGACGTAACCGAGGATCTGCGCCTCGGTGGAGTACGGCCCGGTGTGGTGCACGACGGAGCCGTTCACCGGCCCCCAGCCGCCGTGGCCCTCACGGTTGTGCGTACGCCAGCCCGCGTGCTCGTGCACAGTGACGCCCTCGGCCCTGAGGGCCGCCAGAAGCTGGTCTGCTGTCAGAGGGGCTGCCATCAGACGGTCCCCCAGTCCTCGCCAAGGATGTCCGTTTGGGATGCGAGCCACGGCACGAACGAGCCGTCGGCGGTCCGCATCATGAGGTAGGGCAGGAACCGGCACACAGTGCCCTGCTCCAGGCCGGTGGCCACCGCGGTGTTCTCGTTGATGGGGATACCGCCCGGGTAGCCCTTCTGAAGCACCACGTACATGCCCTTGCCGTTCCAGCCCCCGCGGCTGAGCCGCGAACCCGCCCTGAGCAGGTCCAGCGCGTCACCGAAGTCCATGTCTCTCCTACCAGTCCATGGCGCCGTTCCAGGCGCCCGCGCCCTGCTGCTGCAAGGCGAAATCAATGTCGACGACCATCTGTCCGGCCTGGTCGCGCTCTGAGCTGAACTCCGAGGTCTGCATGTGCCAGCCGGAGAAGTCGGACGTCATCAGCTCCCGCGCGCGGATCTCCGCGAACCAGAAGGCCATGACCGTGTCGGTCAGGCCCTTGGTCTCGGGGAACCAGCTGCATAGCTGCTCGATGAAGGCGCGGATGCCCTCGCTCTGCGACTGCGACGGCAGATGGATCATGTTCTGGCCGGACTCCCAGCCGGAGAACAAGGTGGCCATGGAGGCCACGCCGAAGTCCGAGTCCCACTTGTTCGTGTTCGTGTGGTGCGGGCTGATCAGGCAACCGCGGGCCGCGAGGAAGGACTTGATCAGCTGGTCCTGCACGATGGACGCCTGATAGGCGTTCTTCTCCACCCGCCACTCAGAGATGCCGTAGCGCTCGGTCAGGCGCTCCATCTCGGAGCGCATCTCGTGCGGCGGCATACCGCGGCGGTTGACGACGTCCAGGACCCACCGCACGCCGGTGCGGCGGTCCACGCCCACCACCACCATGGCCGTGCAGCCCGCTGCGGCCGGGTCCATCCCGGCCACGACCGTGAGGCCGTCCATGCCGTGGCGCCGGTGCTGGGGCTGCCCGTCGAACATCCGGCCCGGGTAGCGGGACCGGTCGATGCAGCCCTGCACGTCGGCCTGCTTGAAGATCGCGTCATCCGCGACCTGGTCCTGCATGTAGACCATCGACCAGTTCCGCGGCGTCATCTTGCGCCGCTTCCTGGCCAGGGCCTCCCCGTGCCACATCGGCCAGAGGCCGTCCTTCGGCCAGCCCTGGTCCTGGGCCGTCTTACGGGCCTGCACGGTGACAGGCGGCCGGTTGGTGACCGGCCAGAGCGTCTCCCAGTCCTTCGGGTCGTCAGCGAAGTTGAGGACCGCCGGCTGGGTCAGGTACGTCCAGGGCGAGCTGCCCTCGCTGTAGTACTGCGGCTTCAGGATCTCCGAGTACAGGTCCACGGTGTTCATACGCGTGCCGATGAGCAGCATCCGCCCGCCGACGTCGGCGACGCGGGAGCCCACGATGTTCTGAATCCAGTTGATCTGGTTCTCGAAGGCCTGGTGGTTCGTGTTGTCCACGCAGTCGTCCATGATGACCAGGTCGGTACGCGTGCCGTAGATCTGGCCGCCGATGCCGACGGCTTCGACGGTGTACTCCTTCTCGCCGGAGTCCGCTCCGGCCACACGGATCTGCGTGCTCGACCAGGTGGAGGCGCCTTCGGCGAAGCCTCCCGGCGGGCCGAAGGCCTGCTGGAGGTCGATGTACGTCTCGGACTCGGCCAGGCGCTGCTTGATCGAGAAGAGGAACTTGGCCGCCATGGACTGGGTCTTGGACACGAGCAGGATGCGGATGTTCGGGTCCTGCACGATGCGCCAGACCACGTAGTTCACGGTGAGCGTCGTGGACTTCGCGTGCTCCGGGGGCGTGTTGACGACGATCTGGTCCTCGTCGCCGCGGATGTACCGTTGCGCCGGGTGCAGGCCGCGGGGCTCGCGGCCCTCCAGCAGGTCATACCACTGCAAGTGGTGCGTGAAGAGCCTGGTCCCCAGGTACCGGTCACAGAACTCCGGGAAGTCGGGGACCTGCTCCTTGGCCCCCTTGGCCTTCTCAAGGTTGCTCTGCAACGCCCGGTCGATCAGGTCCCGGAAGTCCGGGTCCCTCTTGCGGTAGTAGTCGTACGTCGAGCGGACGATGCCGGCCTGACGGCAGCCCTCCTCGATCGTGTGCCCCATGCGCACGGTCGCGAGGATGATGTTGCGGCGGTCCTTGGAGGACGCCTGCGAGATGCGGCGGGGCTTCGCCAGCGACCCGTCCTTGTCGACCCGAAGCCGCGCCATCAGGCGCCGTCCTCGTGCCAGGACGGCAGCGGACGCGCGCAGGGCCACGGCTTGGCGCTGTCGCACGGGTCAGGGCACTTGACACAGGCCCACTCGCACCACTTGAGGTCTTCGTCCTCCGCCTGCGGCTGCTCCATGCCACCTCCGCCCGCCCAGGGCCCCCTGGGGGCCAGCCAGCGGGTGAGGGTAAGCGTGCTAGCACATTTCTGCTAGTGGTCGCTATTGCTGACGGAATGTCTCGCAAGGGGCTCCGGCTTTCGGTGGCGGTAAGCCTGATCAACTGATCTTGCGAATGCCGCGAGTATGGCCGTGCCTACGGCCCCCGGTGAGCTGGCGTCGCGCTGGGTGGAGGGCTGGAGAACGCGCGGCGGATTCACCTCGCACGACAGGGCAGATTTCATGCGCCCAGCCGTCCTGACCGGCCGCTGGAGCGATTTCCTCGCCGAGGGCGATGCGTTCCCGGCAAACACAACACCAGCCTGCG